TACAGGCCCTACTGCTGGGACTAGCTACCATTTTGGTGATGTACGCACAATGGCAATTGATCCCACTTCTACCTTTATATATTCATGCGATAGTGTGGCGTCTAATGGTAATTTTAAAATCATTCAAAAGACAAATATAAATACCGGTGTTGTTAACGGGTTTGTTGGCAGTATGAGCTCTATAGATGGTTCCGCCTTTGTAGCAGGAACAGGATCCAATGTAGTATTTAACGCTATTCGAGGGATGGTCATTGATCCGACGGGAACATTTATGTATGCGTGCGATGCAGGGGCCAATATTATCGTCAAAATTTCTCTATCCACATCGAATGCCACTGTATTCGCAGGTATATCTGGCACCTCAGGAAGTGCGGATGCTGTGGGCACGTCTGCTAGTTTCTCAGGTCCAGATGGAATAGCGATTGATTATACAGGCACATACTTATATGTAACTGACAGGGGAAATTCAATAATACGTAGAATAACTATTGCGACCTCAAATGTTATAACTATTGCTGGCACGAAGGGTACGACGGGAACGGCAAATTCTTCCACAGGAACGACTGCTACTTTATGGCATTGCACTGGAATTGTACACGATGCTCAGAGAAACTGCCTATACTTTGGCGATACTACAATAAGTTTCCCAAATTCGGTCGGTCCCCGTATACGCATGGTAGAATTGAACTCGGGCAACAATGCGGTGACGACCTTGGCAGGATCTACCACGGTAAATGGATCTGCTAACGGGGTTGGAACAAATGCTACGTTCAATACAGGAGGGGCTTATACATGGATAACAAGTTTAGCACTGAGTGGAAATACCTTATTTGTGGCTGATACAGCAAATTGTTTACTTCGTGCAATAACTCTTCCCACCTACGCCTACCCCTCGACGACCTACACCTTCAGCAACCTGCTCGATAATACGTATACGGTATCGAATTACACGAATGGAGTAACTGGTTATCTTGATGGATCGATTGCGATTGCGAGGTTTAGTAGTCCACAAGGAATTGCAGTAAATTCGGTAAATGGAAATATGTATGTACTGGACACTGGAAATTATGTAATACGCATGATTACTCCTGCAGGGATAGTTTCGACGATTGCAGGAACAGCTGGAACGACTGCTCGCGTAGATGGAAATGGCACAGCCGCACGGTTCAAAACGCTGAGTAACATAGTAATAAATTCAACCGCTACTAGTTTATATCTTCATGATGATAATTATATTCGCACAGTCGATCTCGCATCTGGCAATTATACAGTAAGTACTTCCCCTTATACAGATAGTGCATACGGATTGTGCATAGATCCAACAAATACATATTTATATGTAGCTACTTATTATGGTAATACAGTTGTTCGTGTAACAATTAGTTCTTGGGCAACGAGCGTAATTGCAAGTGGATTTACGAATCCAACAAGTATCTGCATTGATTCGATAGGATCAAACTTGTATGTAGCTGATTTTAATGCTCATAGAATAAAACAAATTCGTATAGCCACCTCAACTGTAACAACGATTGTAGGAAATGGGACATCCACCTGGAATGGAGATGGTAATGGAACTTCTGTACAACTCGCTAATCCACTCAATGTTACAATAAATGCAAGTAATACTGCTCTATACATTACTCAATATTATTCAATTCGTATGATTGAATTAGTGAGCGGAAACTACACGGTTACTACGATTGAAGGTACCACTGCTCCTCCCTACGGACAATATAATTATACCTATTATGGATATGGTTGTGCACTCTTTTGGCATCCTGCCCAAAATATACTCTATTATTCTGATCCTAGTTCACAAATAAAAACAATCAACTACAACGTGAAGCCCAACAGCAACGTGCAGATAAAGAATGCAACAGGTGTGCCGATTACGATCGCTGGAACTGGGAACACTGTCGTGAGAAATTCCAACATCTATCCCTCCTTATCAGCTACTGATGTGGCTCTCCTCCAGAACACGAACGGGAACGTATATACGATTTATTAACGCTTAAATTACATGTGGACTGGTAGACTATGGAGCTCGTTCGTTCCCTCCGATACCAAGGGAAACACGCCGAGGCGTGGGCGGTCTATCAGACCATTAGCTCAGAAGAAGATAAACCATTCCTCGCCTACGAGCGAAGCATTCTTAGTTACTATGTCGGCATTCCTAGAGGGGAAGCTCTCGTCGATTTCATGACCTCCTATTCTCTCTACAAAAATATCGACTACGCTAACCTCCAGTTCTACGTCGGCCCCTTTCCCTCTACGATCAGACCCTTCCCTCTTCAACCCAAGGATGACTTTCTTCCTACGTCCACCTCTATACTCCGTCTCTCACCCACGAAACTTCTTCTGAATGTGCGATATGTGAATTACAGGATTCAGGAGAATGGCTCCTATCTTATGTCAGAGGGTGGTTTTCTGAGTCCGCACCACTTTCTGAGGACGAGGAATGTCTGTCTGATAACGGACAACGAGTTTCAGACGATGGAAGAGCACGAGATGGTGCCGAGAGATCCGCCGACCCATGCAAGAAATATCTGCGGGCTCGAAGATATTCGGCTGTTTCGAAAGGACTATCAGATATGTTTTTCAGCCACGTCGTGTGAATACTCTCACAATGGGCTTATTCAGGAAGTGGAGGGGGTCTATGATATTGAGTCTCATCAACTAACGGTTGAGCCCATGCACTCACCCACAGGCTCCCATGTTGAGAAGAACTGGATTCCGCTTAACAGAGCATACGGTGATTCTCTCTACATATATTCCTGGCACCCGCTGATTATCGGTACAGTAAAGAATGGTATCTTTAAAATACACAGTGAGCTGCCGACTCCCCACTTCTTTCGCCACGTGCGTGGCTCGACTACGTTTGTGTATCACGACGGATACCTTTACTCCATGGTCCACTGCGTCATTGAAACAGTGCCGAGGAAGTACTATCATATGCTGGTGAAGCTCGATGAATCCTACAGCCTTGTCTCCTATACAATACCCTATTACTTTGTAAAAAATCATATCGAGTATACAGTAGGTATTGATATTGGCTCGAAGCTACGGTGTATTGCGTCGCAAAATGACTGCGACCCGATTCTTATTGAAATGGATATGGGGGATTTGAAATGGATTTCAGTGTAGTGGCTAAGCTACGCTAGGCCAAGCCTCCTATGCACCTCCCTCTGAGCCCTTGTGTCATACGAGTGGAAGACATAATATCCGCCCCTCGTTCTGCGAAACCCGTTCCGCTCATACCACGGCACAATCTCATCTCTCTCAGGGTATAAGTGCACGCTCCCCCGCATATCATAACACTCTGTAACAAGGTCTAATAGTAGCTTCGTGCCGAGTCCGCTTCCTCTATATTCAGGATCGATGGCGAAATAGTCGACGTACATACTCTTCCCAGTAGAGGAGTGAAAGGAGGCTATCATGAAGCCGATAAGCTTCTGCGCAGAAGAAGACGACGAAGAACTCCAAACCCCCACCGAATCTTTCTTCGACCGTTGCGACCAGGATATGTATAAGTCGCCTACAGGAAGAGAGAAGGATCGGCGAAAGATCCCCTCGACTGCCGCAAGGTCAACTTCCCGTAAGCGCCGAATCATTGTGGACTCGTCTAGCAATCGTCACCTGCTTCAATTTTTTTGCCTGCGTTTATAAATGGACTTTACAGCAGAGTTGAATGCCCAGGAGCTCGGTCATATATTTAACCAGCTTGCTCCTACGAAGGAGCAGAGAGAAATCATCTCGGATTTCCTCAAGATACGGAACGATACTGAAATACGATATAATACCCGATTGGAAACCTTGAAGAAAACTCTCGTGGAGATACCACATCACGAGGAATTTCTTAAGAATCTGCACAGTATTCCTATTGCAAAGAAAACAGTAGATCTTATACTTGCCAGATATATTCTTCTGAATCCAAATCCTTACGTAGGTCTTTTCATTCCATCTATCTTTGAGAATGCAAATACCATCATGGGTAGGAGGACGATTCGAGCAGATACCCCATATTTTCTACGAAAGCCTTTTGGCTACGCATTCCCTGATACGTTTACATTAGATGGGATGAACTTTAAACGAACAAACTAACCTTACAGTCCAAACCCTATTACAGTCCAAACCCTATTACAGTCCAAACCCTATTACAGTCCAAACCCTATTACAGTCCAAACCCTATTACAGTCAAACAGCGGGTATGTCTAAAGACTAATCCAAGTAAACGCACTCTCCGCAATCGCCACCTTGCACGGGTTGGCGTCCATCTGACTTACGTAAAAGACAAGGCCCTCCGCTCTCCGAAAGGAGATGCAGTACTCGACCGAGGCCGAGAAGAAGACGAACGGCAGAGTCATTCTCTTCGGTGCATACGACGCATCCAGCTCAATCAGGCAATTATAATACTTCCTCGGCTTGGAATACTCGACGAAGTGTACAAGGGCCAGCCACCCCCCCTTATGACAAAGAGGTGGCGCAGACCCACGAAACATCTGAAACATCGGCGGGGTCTCATGCGTAATATTGATGCGTAAAGAAGACCCCTTGATCGACCCAATCCGCAGAGGAAACCAGTCATAGATGACCATGCCCGTCCCCGGAATCGGGATCCAGTTCTTCTCGCAAACCCGCCCAAACGGCGACTGCAGGCAGGCCACCTCGCTATAGGAAGCAGTCTCCACGTTATACGCTCCCTCCATCTGACAGACCCTTGCCGCATCATACTCGTGAACCGAGGTCGCAAAGAACCGCAGAGCCCCGTCATCCCGATACACTCGCACATCCTCCAGCCCCTGTACTCGGCTCTCCGCCTTCGGCAGCCCGATCGAGTCATTCATCTTCGCCACGCACGCCCCCGTCTCTAGATTCATATAGGCGTTCTGCGTATCGACCGGTCCTCCCCGCGTCTTATACTCGCCCCCCTCCATCCAGTAATTGACGAACCGCACGTTGGCCATGGGGTAGATATCAACCGAGATCGCCGACGGCGTGTACGAGGGAAAGGGGCTCTCGAGCACAACCTTCTCTGAGCTAGCGAGCCCAGACGATACCATGGGCGTCACGTAATAATGCAGATTCTGCAGAACATTGTCCCTGTGCTCACCACTCTGTAACAGATAATCTACTGAGCTCCGCAGCCCCGAAGCCTTATCTTTAACATAATACTCGACGATACTGGCCTCGTAGGAGAAGAGACCGCGATACACGTTCGCCTCGATGAACAGCGAGTCGTTCGGGTAAGGAATCTTGAGTCCGAGGCGGATGTAGTGGTAGGCCTTGTAGTGGTCGCCGGTCGTGCGGAAATGCTGGGCGAGCTTGTAAATGCTCTCCGCTCGCTCTTTCCTGTAAGCAAAGGCACGCTGCATCCACGCCTCGAACTCAATGATATCGCCCATTCTCTTGTACAGGTCGCCGATGGAATAATAGGAGAACCACACCTCCTCGCACCAGCCGCCGGCCTCGATACGCTTCTTATAGTACTCAATCGACTCGTTGTACATATTTAGGCAGCTGTACGTCTGGGCCAAGTAAAAAAGGTAGCGGACATTGCCTGGCTCCTTTACCAGCCCTTCCTCGAGCAGACGGCGATCACGGGTGAACTTATCGGACTTGCAGCCGCCGTCGTTCTTGTCGTCGATATAACACACGGAGGCATCGAGATGGTCGGTGGGACCGTCCCAGTACTCGTGCGTCACGCCCACACACTTCCAGTCATAGTCCATGCGAACAAGACGGGCGTTCATGTACTCGAGATTGCCGTTCTTCTGGAGGGCCTTGTAGCCTATAGCCCCGAGCTTCTCGCTGCGTAGAGTGCCTGGCACGAACACCATATCGGCGTCAAGGAGGAGGCCGTAGGTATCGGTGAGATCCCATCCCTGTCCGGAACAGAACTCCTTCGCCCGCTCAAAAGAGACGGTGCGGTTATGACTGAAATTCTGCCAAGGCTCCTCGGTCACACAGCCGCACTTGTCGGCCAAATACTCACGCGCGAGTTCGACCGAGGAATCCGTGGATCCGGTATCGAGAATGCAGTAGCCGTCGACGTCGAGGGAGTCGAGACACCGCTTGAGAATTTTCTCTTCATTCTTAATCATAAGAATAAGGACAAGTTTCATACTTGTGTAAGGTCACTCATAGTTTTTAGGCCATAGCATTTGCTATGGCCAAAGGGCCATGAATGGCCATAGACAAATCAAACAAACCAAACAAATCAAACAAATGTCTTATTGTAATACTCCAGCATCTGGTAGTATAGCTCTTGCACGCGACGATCCGGGGTCGGCTCCTCCTCATTATTGATCTTCGCCAGAATTGACTTGATCGGTGCAGCCGACAGCATATCAATACCAATCGCAGATGACGGTAGCTTCAGGAAGAGGGTGTGAGCAAGCTCCGAGCTCAGAACTGTGTGGGTATGATGATTCAGGGGGTTGCTGAAATAGTACATAGACGGAATCGTATTCTTTGTCGACACGCTTCCCAGCTTGGACAGGGGCCACGGCAACTTATTCTTGTATTTATGGGCGAGCACGAACACCCCTGTTACACTGAGAATAGTTATGGGTTGTGTAAGAAAGATTGTTGTGAGTTCCGAGGTGGCGTAGCTCGTTAAGATACCGGCCCCCACGGGAGTCGAGTGGGCGGCGGCGAAGAGAAGAAGATACTGGAGACACCAGCCGATCCAGCCGAAGGAAGAGAAGAGAAAGAGCCAGCCGTATAGCGTGTGGCAGGGGAGAAGGTCCCAGAATACACTGTGGGTCTCGAATTTGGGGTAGTTCTTGGCAATAATGGCGGCGAGCTCCTTCATTACTACGGCTCTCTTGGGCACCTCAACTTCTTCCTCAGCCGCCGATCGGCAGAAGCAGAGCCACTCGAGCAACTTGAATTGGGCAGCCTCGTCAAGGTCGGCAGCAACCATTCCGCTTTCTCTTCCCCCTTCCTCCCCTTCTCCTCCCATTGTTCCCTTGAACAAGCAGGAAGCCAGCTGTTCAAATTCCACCCTTCTCATGTATTCATCATATAACATGGGAAACTGATAGCGAAACTCCTGTAACCCCACATGGTTCAGCAGAATGGAACTGATACGAATACAGGGGATCGTCACACAGGAGGTGAGAATAGAGAGCAGAATGATATCGGAAATGCCAAGCTCCGAATTTGACATGGCAAAGTTATAGAAGAAGGCCGTCACGAAGAGAGAGTGGAATTGGACGACGAGAAGAAAGAGAGTGCGAAAGGCACGGCTTAACCGAGGATCAAAGCGAAGAAATGCTTGCAGGTACGTGTGCTGTACACAGAGCCGCCTGCAGATATTGAAGCCCTCCTCTCGCATCTTCTTGGGTGCCTCAAGCTCCTTGTACAAGGTGAAGGATGAATACGAGTTGTAGCGATAGATGGGAGTATAAGGGGTTCGTCGCAGCACGAGCTGGAGGGAGGGATCCTTGTAGACCATGTTGACGTAGGCCTTGCGAATCGGGTAGTCGAGCTGGGTGGCTACGATGATGAGGAAGATGGAGAAGAGTGCAAGAGATCCGAAGATGGAATACCACTGTGCATATTTGACGAGTCCTTCTTCGGAGTACACAGAGGACGCCATGGAAAAGAGCTGCTTGTTTGCATCGATCACGGCTCCAATGCGAGCACTAAAATCCGTCATATGGGTGCAATGGCACAGGAGCTCGTTGCCGACGTACTCGGATACGCAGCCATCGGTGGCCCACGCGGCCAGGCTCGTATTCCAGTAGGAACAGGTGGCGGGGAGAGGTGGGCAGCTAAATGTCTCCATAGGACACGATACGTTCATCATCGAGGAGCCACATAGGACTGACCACCGAGTCTTCGAAACCCTTGTTACATTTGGTGCTGGTACCAGCCCTCCCCCCGCATTCAGATAGACCTGGCCAGATCCACAAAGAAAGGTATACTTCTGACTTGCAACTGGCCAACGTGTCGTAAAGGGTACTGACAAGGAGTGGATGGACAACTCTTTAGCATCTTGGCTGAGAGCACTGACGGAGACCACCGGATTTGTAGAAGTGTCATAGGGGTTTGTGGTCCACTTTATGATACTGGCGAAGGAGCCGCTAGGCAGTCCTAGGGGAGGGAGGGAGAGGAGAGAGAGATTGAGGGTCTCGGTGGCTGAGAGGGTCTTGCTCTGGAGTGCGAAGGCATCGGTTTGTACGGAGAAGGATCCGCCACCGGCGGCGAGTCCGGCACTGGTCAGGGTATTGAGAAGCCCCTTGATTTTATTGGGAGGGTATGCGGAAAGGCCTTTGGCGAGCGAGGCGAGTTGGCCGGTCGACATGTCTTTGAGGTCGGGTAACGTCAGAACAAAGGGACTGGGGGATGTTGACTGACTGGGGGATGTTGACTGGCTGAGCGACTGTGTTTGACTTGGCAAGGCCGATATCGACGGGGATGCTGAAATAGAATCATAGGACATTGACGGCCACATAGAAGGGCTCGGCACATCCGACGGCCAGGGCGACATTGTCGCAAGGGCTGTCATAGAGAATATACTCAGCGTGGCCCGGGCAGAGGCTGACATATGCGTCACTGATCTTAGTGCAGAGGTGGTGCGTGTCTCGTACGCAGTTGTCTTCACTGACGGAACAGCTGATGTGGATACACTTAGACTCATTGTCACTGTTGCCATCGTATACGGAACAATGTATACTACGACCCCACCAAGGGTAACCGATGGATCCGTTGTAAATGTGAAGAGGGCGGGAGTAGACACAATAATATCAGCGGGAGAAAGCATCCCTGCACCGGTAAATACAATTCCTCTCCCATCTCGTATTTGATACGTATCGCAACACCCCTCGGTAGTAAACGATATGAAGGACACCAAGATATGGCCTGTCGGGCTCGTCACCGTTGTTGCACAGTTCATATTGTCCAAATACACACTCCCTATTGCATTTGTAATAAGGGTTAGCACGCTAGTTACTGTATAGGATGAGGTTGCACACAGGAGGACAGGGGCAGGTGGAGGCACACTTCTTGTCGCAGGGAATGACACGGATACCAAGCCTGAGCTGGAGGGTGAGCCGGATCTACGTGCTGACACAGAGGCTGAGACAGATATGGAAGGTGAAACGGATGCAAGTGATCTGCTCGCTGTCGTGGAAGCAAGGGGAGATCGACTCATAGATGCCGACATGGATACGCTTCTCGATACCTGGGCCGATCGAGATGACGATACCTGGGCCGAAGGAGAAGCGGGTGGCACACAAAATATTAAATCGGTGGCATCCAAGCTTGGAGAGTATACGCATCCGTACGAAGCTCCCTGCAAGGAACACGCAGGGCCATTTACGATATCCCATCCAGGTAAGAGGGCGCTGCAAATAGCGTCAGCATTCGCCTGGATGAATGCACACGTCGGCTGGCTAGCACATGACGTACCGACGGACATTGTCGACACAGAATACCCTGTAACAGATGTAAGTAAGGTTAAAACTCCTACAAGTAGAAGCATCTATTTTAGCATGCGATACAAACGCGAAGTATAGCGACCGGCTACTAATAGAATGAAGTTCGAAGATGCAAATCCAGCTGATGAAATCCTGCCAGGTATATGGCTAGGAAGTATAAAGGCAGCAACGAACCCTCAATGGCTGTCCGCACATAACATCGCCTGTGTCTTTAATTGCACAAAGGATATTGCACTGTACCCGTCGATCTCGAGAAAATATCGTGTACCGGTGGACGACAATTTGAAGGAGGAGGAGATTCGGAATCTCGAGCTGTGGTCCTACGAAGTTGTGTTCAAGATGCTACAGGAGTATAAGACGGGTCAGCCGATGCTGGTGCACTGCGCGGCAGGGATGCAGCGGTCGGCGGCGTGTATGGCTATGTTCCTTATTGTGGTGAAGCACATGAAGCCATCTGACGCGGTTGACTACATACGGTCGAAGCGTCCTATTGCTTTTCGTCCGGCAGTTAATTTTAAGGGTGCTATCGACGGCTTTTACAAGTCGTATCAGAAGGATTTTAATAATCGGTCTATAGGGTGAGATTCAGCGTAGCTTATGCCATAGGCAAAAGACAAAAGGCAACCATCTCAATAAGCTCAACTATACATAGATGGCTTCGCAAGGAAGCATTGGAAGGGTTGAAAGGATTGAAAACATAACCCTTATAACAATCCCCGCCGGCACGATCCTCTTCCGTGGAATCCGCATTCCCGAGGACCCTCTGGCATTTTACACGGACTACCTCGGCACTCCCGTCGATGGTGCCCTCTGCCTCAAGCCTACACACAATGTTTTCTTCTACGCCCACCCGCTAGTTTCTTTCGGAGTCCATCAGGTTGGGGGGACGTACGATGCCATGCAAGTAGTGGTCCTCGTGAAGGATGTGCAGGTAATCTGTCTCATGCGTCCGTCTGCCCTCGTCCGTGGATCTCCCAAGGGCTTCCCGTCATCGGCTCCTATTCAGAGATGCTCGCTGTTCAAGGAGTCTTGTACGGACCTGACTGAGAAGGAGATCGATGCCCTCTCCTATGACAACTGCCTGCTCCCTTCCTATCAGCGGTCGAGCGGGACGCGAGGATGGATGGCCATTGCGAATATGGATTCCATTGAACCTGCGGCCAAGCCCGGCTTCGAGGGAACCATGGCCCCGTACCTCAAAGGTCTGGAGAAACGCTTTCCGGGTGTTGGTAGCTTACTCACCGCATCGACCTATACGGATGCTACGCGGGCAGAAAGGGGGAAGCAGCCTCGCAATGGGTTCCCCGAGGTTGTCCTGTACCCCTATGCGACTGCCCCGAGTGATACGAATCTGTATCAGCAATGTACCTCTGAGACTATGGCGATGGCTCTCTTGGCGAAGCACGCCAAGAATGATAACCTTCTCTATCTGCCTCTGGCTACGGTTACGCAATCGGGGGTCGTCGATATGGTGAGTGGGCACTTCTCGTTTGGCCGGTTGAAGGTCCAAGGACAAAAGCCAGATCAGACAAACCAGACAAAGGTCGAGAAGAATCTGCTTGGCTACTTGAATATGGCGATGCGTAATGGTCTCCGCGTGCCCTATTATGGGAATGGTGCCATTTCCTTTGACAAGCGTACAGGGTTTTATGTTTTGCCGCAAGTGGCTAGCTCGAAGGCTACTCTCATTCCGATGGACTCGAAGGATCCGAAGATGAGACCGGTGGTATATGAGACTATGCGGAAGTATCTTGTTACAGTGAGAAATCCTGATTCAACGTTTGCCTTTGCGAGACCGGCGGTGGCGCCAGTGTTTCGTGCAGTAGGTATTAGTCTGCCGAAGGATATGTATGAGTATGTAAAAGGGTCTGTGGCTTCTGCACCTAGCCTTGCACAGCCGTCTCAGCAGTTGCAGCAATCAAAGACACAGAAGGCCGGCCAGCGTACCACGAGACGTGTTCAGCGGACAACAAGCCCCCTCGTCCGATATGCTAACACTGTAACAAACCTCTGGAAAATTCATGCAAAAAATAAGGCGACCATGTAGATATGCAGCAGCAAGACCAGAAAAAGATCCATAAATACCATTTAACAGTTATGTCTGCAATGAAGTGGGCGAAGCATGAGCTGAACCATATCGGAAAAATTGCATCCGTAGAAGATCCCGATATTCAGTATTCGTATGCGATGAGTACATTAAATGGGATGCTTCATCTGCGGAATGCTTTACGCGAACTGGTCTCTGACCCTGCCTATTCATTTCAGAGGGAAGATCTGCTGCGTACACACGACCAGGTGGTACGGGCAATCAAGCACCTCATTAAGGATTACTCGTTAGATGTGAATACCATTCAGCTGTTCAATACACGGGGCGTGCTTGGCGATCTGTCGAATGTGAAGGGTACTGCATCTACTTCTCCTTCTATGCAGACAGTTAATACCAGATCTGCGTCAAATAAGCAGCCCACGTGGGCAAATGTCTCTGCGGCCAAGCTGGCCGCAAACAAGGTTGCCGCAAACAAGGTGGCTGCAAACAAGGTGGCTGCAAACAAGGTGGCTGCAAATGCAAATGCAACAAGAGCCAGATCTAACACTGCCAGGATCAATGCTAGACCGGCTAATGTAAAGAGAAACAATGTTACACGCAAGTCTCCTTTTTGGTTTCTAGGGTTTTAGCCTAAGGTCCCCAGACCACGCGACCTGTTCCTAGGACATGTCCCTTCCCCGAGAAAGGGACAAATCGAGCCCGAGGTGTAACGACGGGCTCTTGCTCTTTCTCTTGCTCTTTCTCTTGCTCCTCCTCGATATCGGTTGTATTTGTAGAAGCAAGCATGGATCGAAAGTCAGCCGGCTCAAACGGCGAGGCAAGACCCACGGGTTCCGCCCTCGTAGTTGGGATCATTGCTGGCTCCTCAAGCCCTTCGACCTCCATGGCTACATCTTCGCCATCGAGGAAGACGAATGCCGCATCTGTCGGCTCACACACCTCCACAATAATGACCGACGATTCAAGTACAGGTATCGGAAGTATCTGTCCTTGCCTCAAGACCCCCAGCTGCGACAGCGGCTCCTCTAACACATCACGAATGCTCAGCCACTCTGGGATCGGATCCACGGTGCGAAACCGCAGACTCGTGGCCCGCGTCATTCTCTCGCACTTCTCGAAGCTAACGATAAGCTCTTCGCCGTGCCCAAAGATGCCAATTGAATCAACATACCACGAAGGAAGATGCAGAGAGAGTTCGTCGCCATCTTCAGGGCTCCCCAGTGCAATACGGTGCTCTTCCCCGCTCACTCGCAGCACGGCAACCCATCGCATACTACCCTGAGGAAAATGTGTATGCAGCCTCTGTACTAGCGAATTGCTCGGCGTAGCAGACCACGCCGAATCCCTCTCATCCTTTGTATGCATAGCTACGTGAAACATCGTGGACCTTCCCATGTCGCTCGTTCGATGTTCAATTTTTTGGGCAGGCTAATAGATGGAGAGGGCATTAGCTACTCTGCAAGTGAGAGAAGCCAAGATCCAACCAGAATCTGTCTTTCATTTCAAACGGGACATTGTCTCTATCCAAGAAGCCCTCTCTCTCATTGAGCTCGACGACTCGAGAAAGAAGATCCTCCAGCTCCGCGTCGACGGCCTCCTTCACGAATACAAGCTCCGCTGCCGTATCTACGCCATCACCTTTCACACCCTACGAACCACGACCACGGTAGGTTCTCTTATAGTACCAGCCCTCTTATCCGCCCAATATGTCAACGGCAGCGTGACTAGCCAGGCCGCCACGATCGGCCTCCAAGTATACTGGTCGGTCTGGATCATTTCCCTCTTTGTTACAATCTGCAACGGCCTCATGAATCTCATGAAGATCGATAAGAAGTATCACGTCCTCCATACCTGTTACCAACACCTTATTAGCGAGGTCTGGCAATATATTCAATTATCGGGAAAGTACAGCGGCTCAAACATGCCTGGACTGGAAGCCACGCACCTTAGTCAATATGTATATATCTGTAACACCCTTGAAAAAATACGCATGAAACATATAGAGGAAGAATATTATAAGATCACTGAGCAAAATGTACCCCCCTCTGACTCTCTCGTGCCGCCGACCCCGTTCAAAGGTCTTCCTGAGGAAAAAGAAAAATCTATCGTTCTTGTAAATGACCAAGAAATTACCCTTAAGAAATCATCGGCACACCCTTGATCGGGTTTCGCAGACCATTGGTCGGGTTTCGCCGAACTTGGGTAAGTTGTCACCTACCGTGATTCTCATTGACAATGGGAAGGCCCGCTGTCAATACGAAGCGACGTGCCTACACGCCCCCGTTAACGGCGAGGCATTCTGCAAGGAGCATATGGACAAGAACAAATATCCTTTTAAAACCATCCTCAGTGGCTCCGAGCCCCCCTATACGCCCGATGTCTGGAACGCCGACCCCTTCATCCAGAAGGTCCACAACTGCTTTGCCTATGCTCTCAACATTGTATCGAACTCTCTCGCGGAAGAATGTCGTACCAAGAAAGAATGCAACACACATCAACCCGGTGAGCACGCGAAATGGCTGCCGATGGATGAAAAGACGTGCCCCAATCTCATCGGTCGTATCCTCGGTGATGACGCGTACATCCCTATTGGATATGAGGAGCAGTGCCCGAAAGGAACGTCAATGGTAGCATTCATTATCGACACGAAGAGAGACTACCATGTCCTACGTCTTGATAACACACACTATTTCTCTCACAAGGGCGGTCAGGGCCCGGTCACAGATAAGGATGCCAAAGGAAATCGCATTGCTGATGTGCGGCTAGCCAACTTCGACTACAGTAAAAAGGGTGACCAACTCTATTACAATCATTTCTGTGGCTATTTCTGTATTTCCCGCTCCAAGGTCCACGCTGCGGTGAGCAGGGGTGGCTATAAGCCGAGTGGCTATAAGCCGAGAAGCAGAAGAACAAGAAGAGTGCGTCATTTCAGACGGCTGACGCGGGGAAGTAAGACAAAGCTTCGTCTGCGGAGAAGCGGGAACTAGGGTTGGGTTCGAGACACCCCCGCAGAACCGTCATGAGCATGGCCTGATTCTTCTTCCAAATCGGCTGAAAGGACCGCAGGAACAGAGCCTTCTGCAACAGGTTGTGGAACACGACACCCAGTGACCATACGTCGAACTTCCTCCAGTGCTCCCTATAATACTCTACCCACTGGGCCTTCGTTGTCCCAATAGCCCCTGCAGCTAACAGCAGCTTGCTCCTCGCATAGGCAGGAGTAATCCCTGTAACACTTCCATTGCGAAAGACGGCACGGTGCTTCACGAGCTCGTCGACGCAGTAGCTTATATCGAGACCGTGATTGATTCCATTTTGCAGTGACAGTTCAGGGGGCTGCGTCGGGAAATCGGGTGTAAAAGAATAGTTGTAGCGTTCCACTCCTGTCGCATTGATGCTGTCACCGAGGAAGGAGCTACCAAAATCAATCAGCCGCAGATATCCGTTTTCCTCCAGAATGTTTCCTGCATGGATGTCGGCGTGGCAGATGCCCTGCTTGTGCAAGGCTGCGATCCCTGTGAGAAGATGTTGGAAGGATTCGATATAGGCAAATGAATCTGTAATCGTAAGGGTACGGAGAGCCACGCCACGGAACGGCGACACGATCTCGGTAAGATTCTTATTCTGCGAAGATTTATAAATCTTGCAGAACTCTTCATACATGGGGCGGGCCTTCTTGAAATTCTTCTCGATGCAGCCAGTCTCTTCTTGTATGACGAAATAATACTCCCAGAGAGGAATACTTTTTATCAGCTTGGAAATGGTAAGTTCGACGCTGGCATCTTCTTTCTTCAGTAGCTTGCGGACCTTGCGACCCTTGGGCCCCGTGTCGGCCTCACAAGGAGGGGCGGTATCTTCCGTATAGATACACCCATAGGATCCCTCGGCCAGTGGCCTGCGGTTTTCTTTACGTAACATATCTACTTACGCACAGATTAGAAGCGTGCCTAAATGTACGAAGGCATATTCAAACCCCTCCTCTATATATCCCTCTTTTGCATAAGTGCTTTGATGGTGGCTGAGCTGGTGGCTTCTCGTAGAGTCACAGAGGGGTTTACATCTCTAGGGGCTATGACTCCGCAAGGAACATTCTGGTCGACCTTTGCGGCTCCTCGTGGGGATGTGGGTCCTGACGAAGAAGACCCCGACTATGTACGGGACCCCCGATATTTCAATGGCTATGCCGATGTTACTCGTATTGGTGCGACCTATGACTTTTGTCGTATGATCAGTAAAAAGGGTTCTACGGATCTCTTTTTTGCATGTGCTCTGGCTGGAACGGACAATCTGCAGTCGGCCTCCTTCCGTACGGCCACGGTGAACAACGGCTTCCGTATCTCGAAGGACGATTATATGAGAGATATTGATGGTGATGGGCGGGCAGACTATTGTCGTATCTTACGGGCGGCGGATGCGACCTACCAGCCGCTGTGCCTTCGGGCAGGGGATAGTCGGTTTGATGGGCGGGATGTTGTGGATCCGTCGCCGCCCGAGGAAATTGCTCAGCTCCTGCGGTTTTACGAGGGATGTGAGATATGGTATCGCTTTGATCGGACTTTGGAGGATTCGGTAGCGAGGACACAGCTGCAGATTGCGGGAGGGATGAAGATTGATGAGATGCCGAAGGCGAATGAGCCAGTGGAAGGGCTCTCCTTCGACGGAAAGCAATACCTGCGAGTGTATGATGAGGGCGGCCTCAGCCTTGGAACGAAGGTTCCTATCCGTTCGATCCGTACATGGATGGTATGGGTATACTTCGATGAGTTTACGAACAACGCCAAGATCTTTGACTTTGGGAATGGGGCGAATGCCGACAATGTCTTCCTCGGAATTCTTGGAAAGGGGGATTTTGGAGTGAGTGCAACAAATGAGTCTACGGTCGTACCCACCTCCGGTCAACAGCTCGTGGCAGAGACAACGCCGCAGCGTCTGATGGAGACTACGGACGCGAACGTGAATGACTTTGTATGCAAGGGAATTGAGGTGTTCCCTTCACTCTTGCCGCACAGCACGGTCCGACCTGCTAGCCCCAGCACCAAGGCTTCTCTGATCTATGAGGTATGGGAGAAGAAGTCCCGGAAAATGCGTATCATGATTAACAATGTCATACCCTTGAAAGAGTGGACCCATATTACAATTACTACCGACTCTGCTGACGCGTTCCGTCCGGCACTCAATGTGTCTGTGAATGGGGAAAAGGTGTATACGAAGGGGGACGGCTGCCTGCCGTCGACGGGTTCCATGACGAACTGCTATCTTGGAAAGAGCAACTGGCTGCATAGTTCATCTTTACTTACCAATAAGGATGAATTATTCAAGGGTCGGCTGTTCGATTTCCGTGCGTATAGCACACCTGTTACACCCGATTTCATTCTAGAGTCTGCAGTCTGGGGGAAAGAGAAGTTAGGCCTGAAGGTCTAAGGCCTTCTGCCCGAGGCCATTAAATTTCGCACAACTTATCAGAAATGGCTGACAAGAAGAGAACCACCAAGCGCAAGCTGTCCCCTGGCCTCAAGGCGTGGAACGAGAAGGTAATGAAGCACTTCCGCAAGGGTCGCGAGCAGAAGGGCAAGAAGTACACGCTGAAGATGGCGATGAAGGATGCCAAGCGTTCTTAGGTCGAAGACCAACCAGGCTTAACTGGTCGAAGACCTTAGGTCGAAGATCAACCCAGTCGAAGACCTTAGCTTGCAGCAGGAGCAGGAGCAGTCGCAGCAGCCAACGCAACGCTAGAAGCCTTCGTCCGTGTTTTCGGAGTCACTTTATTAAAGGAACTCCAATGCCACGCCGGCGTTAGTTGCGGTACCGAGCACTGCTTCATTCGGCTAATATTCATCAGTGCATCATTGACATAGTTGCGAAGTGTCAAAAACGAATCAACGAGTGTCTTAATCTCTTCTACGTCAGGCGGAGCCTTCTCAACGCCATTCGCATCTGTCCTATCACACAGCCCATTTAATAGAATCGTGCTCGTATTGACAAACATCTCGAGCACGGCACGAATGGCCGTGTGCTTGTTCCGCTTGGTCTCCCTACGTACCAGCTCAGCCTTCATATCATCCTTTGACATCTCCTTCATCAAGTACTTGACGGCCAGGTCGCCATTGTCATCCATATTGAATCTCCCCTGATACATTCGAATCCGCTGGTCCTGGATCTCTGATGTGATACGATGGATCGCCATAATGGCCGTCCTGTGTTCCGAGCTAGCGGGTAGAAGGCGGTAAATCCGAGTATATCCCGGAATACCCCCACACGGCACGTCACCAAGATTGCGAGGTGCAACGCCATTCCCCTGCTTCCGCAAGAATTCGTAGTAGTGCGGGTTGTGGATAACCCCGTTGACAATTTGGCCAGTGTCCCACGAGAAAGCAGTATGACACTCTGTGCACCACATTTGATTACAATTATTCTGGCACGTCATGTCTTTCAGTGCAAACCGATGATTTCCTCCTACGTTCCACCCGTAGTAAACTCCTCGCCCAATCGGCTTTATCTGTATGGGCGACTTCAACCAGTCCCTGTTTGGTGAAGAGTCTACACATTTCTTACGGGCTATCCGTGTTGGAATATCTGATAGATGTCTGCCTGATATAGAAATCCTATAATGAGGAGGGTAATTCTTAGCCGCAATTCCAGGAAATGTCACATTGTCCTTTTTTAAAATATCAACACTTGCAACGAATCCAAGGCTACGAGCTACAAGTTCTATCTGTTTTCCAATTGCATGATTCGATTGTGATATCTGAACTCGCTTTCCTTCACATCCCAAATAGCCATCAGTATCAATTAGCCCTGCCAATAACTGTAGGCGAGTTTCTCTATCATTTGTAATATAGTCATCTGGAATGTGCTTGTTCCGAATGAGACCATAATAATCAAGAGCCTCTTTCAAGGGATTCCTATTCGACATGGCCCTTTTCTCCAAGGGAGAACTAGGCAGGTCGCATAGATCGCACTTCTTCTTCAAACACCCCTTGCACGTGGCAGAGGTAGCACCGTGCCCGATAGAATCCCGTTTCCAGTTCTCGCCGGCACGGCGAACACGAAAGCGATACATATCATCGTGAAGAAGTTCACAATCATTCTTATTACACCAATCAAGGAGGGAATGTACAATCTCAGGATCCTTTTCAGAGCAACATGCAAAATCAACTCCATTATTAATTCCGTCGCCAATCCAAACCCCCATTATATACGGGTCGAGCAGTACATCCTTCTTTGGCCAGTTGATACCATTTACTTTATAACCATATAGAAACTTCTTCTTCTTTTCTGGGAGTTTCACAAACTCATCTACAACCATATCTTCTACATTTCCATGACTATCTTTCAATACCAGTGTATGTTTGCTATTCACCGTATAGGACATCCCGCGACCCTGAGTAACCTCATACATTTCATCCTCTCCTGTGCATGTCTCCTCGACAATCCGAATCAACCCATCGTCACCCACGAGCTCATCGCCCACGACAATATCCTGCGACATCTTGGTATGTCCATTCCATAAGAGAACTTCTGTATTGGCAGCAAAACAACCATCTATTTTACTGATACGCTGCCCACACTTCGGGCACCCCCGCGACTCCTTAATAATGAGGGCCACACTCTCCTTTTGCCCAGGATCACAGGTGTGCTCAACGTCCTTCTCCTCTCCCTTTATCACTAAGCAGTCAGGGCACGCCCACATTTGACACGTTCCGCACTTGTACGCCGTACTCAGAAAGCCTCTGCACTCCTCAGACGGGCACTTCATGATGAACTTTGCTCTCTCGGCCTTTGCCTCGCCGGCCCGCAGAGTCCATGCGGGAGGATCGTGCCCCTGCGACTCAGCAGAGTAGCGAATGACCTGTGTCCTTTCCTGAGTATACTTGACGAGAATCTTCTTGCGAGTAGACTCCAAACGGTCGAGCTCGGCAGTAAGATCCTTGAGCACTTCCGTATGTTTCCGCATATTGATGGTAGCCTCGACACGGGGCTGACGAGTAGGGAGAATAGAGATCTCGCGCTCGACCAGGATGTCCTCTCTATGTTTCTTATAGGGACCGGTGCGAAAGGCTTTCGTAAAATTCATGTCAAGGAAATCATCGTTCCACTCCTTATGACAGCTCATGCAATGAGCATCTGTTTGAACGGAAAGTAAATACCGTTTCACACATGAAGCACACGACTTGTATTCGCAATACGGGCACTGCAGTTGCTTACGTAATTGCGTCGTGTAGTCGGAGCAACATGTAGTACACGATTCTTCCGCCATTTACCTATAGAATGTTCGAGTCTCCCGTCTAAGCCTTCGAGCCCTGCTAGGCCTGCAAACCTTGAACCGTGCTCTGCAGAGCTATCACCTGAGCATTCAATTCTTTCACGGAATCAACGAGCACTGCCGTGAGATTCGCATACTCAATACTCTTCTTTTGCTCAGCCGTGCCATCCGTGTGAACCAGCTCAGGAAGAACTGTCTCCATCTCCTGGGCAATAAATCCAATATGTCTCTTCGGAGTTCCAGTTACCATGGTATATGACACAGGGTTCAGACTCATCAGTGCTGATAGACTGTTCGAGAGTGGCACAATATCTCTCTTAAATCTGGCATCTGAGCTCTGCGTAATACCATTGATGGTGAGAATTTTGTTCGTAGCGTCATAGGTGAATGACGTATCTGATGTATAGTATGTCCCACTCGGATCAGAAAATACGATACCTGAGGCAGCACTCGGTGTAAGAATTGTATTCACCGTCAAGGTGTTTACATTTACGGCAGTCATAATGGAAGTGGAGGGAGTGATGACACGGATTGCGTTGTTGTTCGTATCTGCAATATAGAGGGTCGATGTCTTATCGAGGGTTAGTCCTTGCGGGTTCTTAAAGGTAGCACCCGCAATATTACTGCTCACACCATAATTGTTCAGACTTGAGGTCAGCGAGTTGATACCCGAAATGGTTGTAACGGTATATAGTAAATTTAAGTACTGTATCTTCCTCAGCGACCATGTGCCAGCATCAATAACGTAGACGGTTCCTGTGCCATCCACCGTAATTCCTGCAGCATTTGAAAAACGAGCCGCTGCCCCAACGCCATCGACCACTGTTGCGGCTCCCGTGGCAGAGCCAGCAATCGTCACAACATTCCCTGTTGCAATATTAATTCTTCTGATAGCCGTGGCATCTGATACATATAAATAGGTCTGGGGGATGTCAAGACATATATTCGTTGGACGGATAAACTGGGCATATGTGCTAAGTCCATCAGCAAAGCCACTGACGCCTGTTCCAGCAAAGGTCGTTACGAGACCGGTGGGATCGATTTTACGTATTGCATAATTCCCTGTATCAGAGATATATATGGTATTATCGGAGGCAACTGCAATGCCAGACGGATTTAAGAAGGTCGCATTCTGACGGGTCGTGTTTGAGAATCCGCCTACCGATTTGCCGGCGTAAGTACTAAAGGTACCCGTAATAACATTACTACCAAATGTTACAACCGCCGATCTGATTTGATTTGTTCCAGAATTTGTCACATAGAGGGTGCTGGTCAGCGGGAAAAATGCCATGGACGTGGGACTAGAGAACCCGGTTGAAAAGAGGGTTCCCGCCGTATCGCCAGGAAAGGTATACTTAATCGCCCCGTTGATAATATCAGTGAAAAAGATAACATTCTTCGAAGGTGGCAAGAGTATGTCATAGGGGTATATTGACGGATTCGTGGCGGAGAGAAGGGTTGCTATCGCACCCGAACTCTGTTGCACATTTGTAATAAGGGAGTCGGCGGCGGCGGCATTCATATAGGGCGAGTTCAGAGGCCCCGTCGGCCCCAAGGATCCAGTAGGTCCCGCAGGTCCTGTGGCCCATGCTACGCCAACAACACCCTGGGGGCCTGTCGCACCTTGCGGCCCTGCGAATCCCTGGTTGCCCGCATTCCCTGTGGGTCCTTGTGGTCCAGTATACCCTGAGGCTCCCGTAAATCCGGTCTTCCCCGTAGCACCCGTAGGCCCGGTATATCCCGTTGGACCCGTGGAGCCTGTATACGAGCTTATGGGCCCCGTGAATCCTGTGGGTCCCGTAACCCCTGTAGCCCCCGTGATACCCGTGAACCCTGTCCACCCAATATATCCCGTGGGACCTGTCTCGCCGAGGGGACCGGAATAGCCAGTATACCCTGTAGCACCTGTGGGTCCAGTTACTGTCGATTGCATTCCCGTAGGTCCAGGCACTCCCGTGTGCCCGGTGGCACCGGTGGGGCCTGTTATATTCGAAATAGGCCCCGTATAGCCCGTGGGGCCTGTAGGTCCCGTGGAACCTGTAGGACCGGTCACATTAGAAATAGGTCCCGTGTATCCTGTGGGACCGGTTGGCCCACTCAGCCCGCGAGGACCGTAATACCCTTGAATACCGGTGCGACCCGTGGGGCCTGAAGGACCTGTAATCCCCGTAACACCTGTGTATCCCGTCGCTCCTGTATATCCAGTCGGGCCGCTGGGACCGCTCTGGCCCGTAAAACCTGTCATTCCCATCACTCCCGTATATCCCGTTTCTCCCGTCGGACCCCTCATCCCCGTAACCCCTGTAACACCTGTTGCACCCGTATAGCCCGTGTAGCCTGTGTAGCCTGTGAGCCCCGAGGGTCCCGTGACTCCTGTCATACCGAACCCACCGGTAGGACCAGTAGGACCTGTAGGACCTGTGGCCCCTGTTACCGTACTTGTCGGCCCTGTGATTCCTGTAGAGCCCCTGGGACCTGTTGATCCTGTGGGCCCTGTAATAGTACTGGTAAGCCCGGTTGCCCCTGGAGCACCTGTAGGACCTGGTGGACCTGTGGGTCCGGTGCTTACAGAAGGGGGTCCCGCTGGCCCCGAGTATCCTGTAGGACCTGTGGGCCCTGTCACGGTGGAGGGAAGACCCGTGGGCCCATAAGGACCGGTTGGCCCTATGGGCCCAATATATCCTGTAGGCCCTGACCATCCGGTAAGCCCCTGCCAGAAAGCCCCGCCCGTTCCGTCGGTTACCAGAAAATGGTTGGCTGGGTATCGGCTATTGCCAGGACCGAGGGCAAATATTTTTCTTAATGTGATTGCATCAGCGTCGATAAAGGGGATGTTTCTCGACATCTTCTATAAGAGGACGTATTTTTAGTGCAAAAAACCCTCATACGTCCCTTGGCTAAGCGTAGCTAAGCGTAGCTAAGCGTAGCTACGCTAACCAATCCGTCCCTCAACAAATCCTGTCTAAACGAGAATCAACAGACACAACAGATGACGCAAGGGGGAGGACTCCTACAATTAGTAGCAAATGGAAAACAGGATGTCTTCCTTACGGGCAATCCCCAGGTAACCTGGTTCAAGATGGTGTATCGCCGCTACACAAATTTCTCCATCGAATCCTCCATTATCCCCTTTGACACCCAACCTGATTTTGGCAGGCGTCTCACCTGTCTACTGCCCAGAAAAGGCGACCTCCTTGGTCCTCTTTGGCTAGAACTCACTCTTCCGGCTATAACCGATTCGCAGACGGGGGCCCCCCTTTCTTACACAAATGCTATCGGTCACGCAATCTTGCAGGAGCTGACCTTTGAAATCGGTGAGCAGGAGATCGATAAGCAGACTGGCGAGTGGATGGAACTCTGGTCGAATTACACAGTGACTGCCGATAAGCAGACAGCATGGAATGCGATGATTGGAAAAGTGCAGGGTGCAAGTCAGGGTAATGATAATTCTGACATGGTGGGACTCTACGGCCCTCTCACTCTCCATATTCCTCTGCGATTCTGGTTCTGCAAGAATCCGGGCATGTATCTACCCCTTTTAGCACTCCAGTATCATCCTGTACGTCTGAATATAACCCTTCGTCCTCTGAATAAGATATTTATCAATGATACGCCTACCGTGACCCCATGTGACCGATCAGCAAATCCTGTCAGCATTACGTCATTAAACTTATACGGCGACTATGTTCACCTTGATATTGAGGAGAGACGCAGGTTCGTGGCAAATTCACACGAATATCTGATTGAGCAGGTGCAGTATACGTCATCGTATGCAATTGAGAGTACGGCACAGACGGTGCAGGTCCCGATGGAATTTAACAATCCGATCCGTGAGCTGTATTGGGTAGTGCAGCGTGACGCATCTTTGAATGCGAATCAGTACTTCAATTACACAAACTACACGGTGGGAGAGACTGCTCCGTCCTTCCAGAATCTCATTTCGACGGCATTGCTCCGCATCGAAGGATATGACCGCTTTGACATACGTACGGCCGACTATTTCCGCCTTGTGCAACCGTACCAATATCACACCGTGGTCCCCATCAATGACTATGTATATTCGTATTCCTTCTGTTTCCGACCTGAGGATATGCAGCCGAGCGGATCTATGAATGCCAGCCGTCTGAATACAATGACTCTACAGCTCGAGTTAAATACGACGGTCACTCCTGCCCGGGGCACTGCAAGTGTACGCATCTATGCACTCAACCACAATGTTCTACGCATTGTGGATGGCTTTGGTGGAATCTTATTCCGTGTATGAGTCCGTAAGAAGAATCACTCTTTTAATATTTAGATATAGCAATGGGATCGTATACTCCCGATTTCATAAAAGAAGCAGTTGCTGGCTCGCACGTCGCGGTGTGGGGTGAGCCGCAGTATTCGAAATTTGGAATGTTACTATTCACACTCGTATTTGGATACTTCGGATTACATCATTTTATGCTTCGCTCTCCTTTAACAGGGATCTTGTGCTATATTGTGAATATGTATACCGGTGGCTATTGGTACCTGTTTGACCTGTTACAGTTGTACGAGACGAGCGTGGATGATCTAAATGAGTACGGTCTAGGGTCTCCATTCTTATGCCAGTTTGGTATTGCCGTGGGTATGTGGGAAGGAGGTACTGTAAAAACAGATGAGGAGGGACATGTTATATCGGAAGCAATCTACCAGAGGGGTGGTGGTATTTTTAGTGCAGTGGGCAGTTTGGCGGCAAAAGGTGTAGCTAAAAAGGCTGCTACGACAACAGCCTCAACCGCTGCACAACAGGCTTCAAAGCAGGCTGCACAGCAGGCTGCACAGAAAGCCTCGCAGCAAGCTGCACAGCAGGCGGCTCAGAAAGCCTCGCAGCAGGCTGCACAGAAAGCTGCACAGCCCATTACTGCTGCCGAAAAGGCAGCAGCCGAGAAGGCGGCAGCGGCGAAAGCCAAACAACAGGCTGGGCAAAAAGCTGCAGCGGACGCGAAGAAGGCTTCTGGTTCTTCTGGTTCTGGCTTGGGAGATGCGGGAGTCGGCTCAGGACTGGGAGGCGTCGCTTCAGGAGTAGGTTCTGGACTGGGAGGTGTAGCTTCAGGTGTAGGCTCTGGTTTGGGTGCAATGGCTCCAGGACTGGCGGCTGGAATGTCTGGAATGGGTGGAATGGGTGGAATGTCTGGTATGGGTTCAGACCCTATGCTCCCTGGATCTGCCTTTGAACCGCCTCCCTTGCGATTCAACACGGGGTCAGGATCTCTTGCCGACACGGCTGGAAATCTAATGGCCGAATGGATGAAACTCATTATTGGATGGCTCTTATCAAGGCGACCGGGCCAGGAGCCGAAAAAGTATCCGAGCCAGTTTGATCCTGCATCGCCTCTGTGGACATTCCTCTTCCTTCTTGCCGTGCCGATCGGTCCCCTGGCCTGTATCATTGCGGGAGATTGGTGGAATGCCCTCTTTCACTTAAATCCCCTCATATACATCTATAGCATCATTGAAACTATATATACACTCCTATATCCGATGGAAGTGTTCATAAATGGAGTTTCTCGCCCCTTCCCCTTCCCACAGATATTTATCAACATTGACGTGGATGGGCAGAGTCCTTACATACAACGCTCTGAAATGAAGATAGAGTCCCCAGAGAAAAGCATTGGCGTCGTCGAGCCGTTTATTCGCATTTCGAAATACACGATGGCACTCGTGGAAGGTATTATTTCCTACATTCCTATGGCAATAGGTCCGGGTATAACAGCGGCTCTATCGAAGTTTGCGAATGCTGCTCAAATTACGGCAATGGCGGGAACGAGCATTGCAGGATCAGGCTTAGCTGCTGCTGGAACAGCTCTGGCGGGAGCAGCAAAGCCGGCTCCGAGTATGCCGGCTGCTAAACTACCTGTCAAGCCTGCAAAGGTGTTAAAGGGTGGTGGTGAGGAGCAGACATCAGACCTCGCCCCCTCTGACACTATCTCCGTGGGAATTCTGGCCGCGGTCCTGATTGGCGGATTGTTCCTTGGCCTAGGTAGAAATGTTCAAGGCAAAGATGATTCCCCTCCGCTCGCAAGAAGAATTTGAGGAGCTTCGTAGTGCCAAGCTGGAGAAGCCGGTTCTCATTAACTTTACGGCATCATGGTGTGGTCCGTGCAAGGCGTTTGACTGGGAGTCGGTCAAGGATTCTCTGAAGAGATATACCGTGTATAAGTGTGATGTGGATGAGAACAATTACACACCTGGATTCTGTGGAGTGCGGAGTATACCTGCATTTTTGGTTATAACGGAGAAGAACGCCATTGTTGGCCCGAAACAGATTTCGGACTCGGGCAAGCTGGTGGAATGGCTAAGCGTAGCGTCATCTTCGAACTAAAGCGCAGCGTCTTCGAACTAAAGCCAAAGGTATAAGAACCTAAGAAATACTATAGTAGATGGATGCCGATATTCTTATCATAGGTGCAGGCCTCGCAGGCTTACACTGTGCTTTACGGCTCTCAGACCGCTTTCCAAAACAAACTATCGGTATACTCGAATCATCCATAATCGCCGGCGGAAGAGTTCACACAATTAACGGGGTCGAAGCAGGTGCCGGCCGCATTCCAGTATCCCACCCCATGATAGCAGACTATTGTGACAGGTATTCTCTCACTCGAATCCCCCTCAAGCACACTTCACAATACGTCGATGAGAACGGAGTACAAGAAAACCTCTGGCCTACCTGCATGACCATTATCCAGAATGCTCTCGCCACTGTACCAAAGACACTTCTCTCTCGTTACACCCTCGCAGAGATTCTTACAAAACTCCTCGACAAGGAAACGGCCGTTGCAATGATGATGTACTTCCCCTATCGCTCAGAACTTACCACCCTACGTGCCGATATTGCTCTGCAATCGTTTGCTAATGAGTTCTCGAACAAGGAGTCATTCTATGTTATTAAGGAGGGGCTCAGCTCGATTATCCGTGGGATGGAGACAGAGCTGGAGGAGAGAGGAGTTAAGATGCTCTTTGAACACCGTGTAACAGGGATGAGTTCGGTGGATTCGTTTCCTATGTCGGTCACGGTCCACTCACAAAGTCAGGGAGAAGGAAAACGCATCACGGCCCGCAAGATTATCTTCGCAGTACCTTCGACTGCACTCAAGACCATTCGCCCCTTCACGGCCTATCCCATTCTAAAGCATCTGAAGATGACGCCCCTTCTTCGTATATATGCCACCTTTCCGAGCTTTCCCAAACCGGTATGGTTCGAGGGGATGCCGCGGGTCGTAACGCCCAACTCGCTCCGTCATATCATCCCTGTAAATCCAGCCAAGGGGACCATCATGATTTCTTACACAGATGCGGACGATACGAAGACCTGGGCTTCTCTAAAAAAGGAAGCTCTGCAGAAGGGCATTATGAAGCAGGTAAGGGACTTATTCTCCAAGGACATGGGAGACATACCAGATCCTGTAAGTATGTCGAAGTACTACTGGGAGGATGGTTGCACCTATTGGACACCGGGCCTCTACAACCCTGCGAAGGAGTCTGTGGATATAATGCGTCCGTTCCCTAGCCGTCTCCCCGACGTGTATGTATGCGGAGAGAGTTACAGTATGAAGCAGGCGTGGATGGAAGGGGCTCTCGAACACGCGGAGGGAATGTTGGAGAGGTATTTCTTACACAGAAGCTAGATGGGTGCACTTGGCTTATACGCATTTCATATCTTATTCGTATTTCCGCTTCTCTTCTATGTTGCATTTTTCCGGGGGCTCGTGCCTCTATGGGTATATCACGGGCTGACCATCCTCGGCCTGGTTATCATTGTATATCATCTTTTCAAGGCTATTAAGCGATGGAAGGATCATTCCCCCTTTCTTTGGGTGAATATCATGCACATCGTTCTTATTGGGCCGCTCATGGTCTACATAGGAAAAAATGACTATAGCTCTGCGAAATGGTCGTTCGAGATCTTAGCATTGCTGGCCTTTGCTGCACTTGGATACAATCTGTATCAGATTGTTATTGAGGTAGCTAAGCTTCAGACAATTCGACCGGAAGAAATCTATGATGCGGCCACGGCCTCGTCTACTTCCAGTAAGCCAAGACCCAACTGAACTTCTTTCTTATTCAGCAGCTCGGGAGAGAGGCATGATACTGCATGATAGACAAAGGCCGGTTTCGATTTGAATGTAATCTCACATACCTTACATTGCAATTCTTGTGTGCCAAATAGGGCTTGAACGTGAGCATTCAGATGTTTGAGAAGATAATGGCTCCGAAGTTGTCCCTTGGTGTTTGCGGCATAGTTGCAGGAGGCTGGGCAGGTATGGGTCTTAGCCTTTTTTACAGAGTGTTCAGGATGACGAGAAAGGATATGGCTATCTAGATTCTGTTTAACAGCTGACTCATAGCTGCAGTGCTTGCACTTGTGCTTGAAGGTTCCCGAATGTTTAGCCTTGATGTGCTCGTGGACGGAAGATACATTCTTGATGGGTCTGATATAGTCGCAGTGGGGGCACTGGACGGTGGTTTCGGTGCGGATGTAGGTGAACCTAGTTTTCGTAGCCATGGTAGACTTTTCATCGGGTGGCGGCGGACTTTCAATTTTTTTAGGGGCTTTCAGCCCATTTGCTTCGCTTAAAAAAAGTGAACTGCCCTTCCCCTGTTACACAACGTCACAAAACAAAATGTCCTGGATCGCCGGCACCCTTGAAGTGGCCTCCAAGGTCCGTTACGGCCTGACCACCCGTGGCTGCCCCATCTTCCGCTTCGTCCCGTACGATAAACGATACGCTCCCTTCGCAGTCGGATCTTCCATCCGTGACTTCAGTACCAATGTCCATGCAATCATTGAGCCAAGCGAGGGGAACACTTCCATGCCTAAGGGCTCCATCGTCCAGCTACTTGGTGCTCCATCGGCTCGCACGGAACAGGCCATGCTTCTTATGACATACGCATACGACAGTAAAAAGGAATTTCGTACTATTCTTCCGAGTGCCTCTTCTCTTTCTCTTGTTTCTGCATCTGAAGGGAACATAAGAGAAGAAGTCAGCGGCTTCACCTTTCACATAGATCCTCCAGGGTGCAAGGACGTCGACGACGCCTTCACCTTTGCGAGAGAGGGCGACGGGTGGCGCGTCCACATCCACATCGCCGACGTGGACGCCTGGATCAAGGAAGACTCACCCCTCGACAAACAGGCGAGGAAGAAGGCATCCACCTTTTACTCCACCGATGGACAAGCTCTCGCACCACTGTTTCCACCCACGATATCTGAAGAGAGTGCCAGTCTCTTACCAGGATCCAAGAAGCCGACTCTCTCACTCCACTTCCACTGGACTCCTGGTACTGGCCCAAGTGACTTTGTCTGGGCATGTACCACCATCCAGACACAGAGGTCCTTCACGTACGATGAGGCTGATAAGGAAGTGGAGGTTGTTCCCGAACTAGCAGCTCTCCGCGAGCTATCGAAGGAGATTGGGGATGAGTTTAGTGCCACAGATTCCCATACATGGGTCCAGGCCCTCATGATTCTCTACAACAAGGCGGCAGGTACCCTTCTGCGACAGAAGCGTATAGGTATTCTACGTCGTCATTCGGCTAAGAAGATGGAGAAGTTCCAGGCTATTGGACTCCTCTCTGCATTACCCATGGCCGCTGCTGAATATGTGATGGCCGATGAGGAGAACGTTGTACACGGCGGACTTAGCCTGGAAGCATATGCATACGCTTCCTCGCCCATTCGCAGATACTGCGATCTGGTGAATCAACGTATCCTCAAACATGTATTGGCAGGAAAAGAGGTGCAGGCTCCCACGAAGGAACTGGTGGCCGAGCTGAACCGCAGGCAGAAGCAAGAGAAGGCCTTTACTCGTGACCTGTTCTTTATGGGCGTCCTGACATCGAAGGATCCAGTGCAGGGTATTGCCATGTCCGAGAAGCGTGTCTGGATTCCTGCGTGGAAGCGGGCAATTACGGTGCGGAATACGGCACTCACGGTCGGTACCTCCTATACGATTACCTGGTACGAGAACAAGCAGCTGCCCCATTGGAAGCAGCGTATTGTGTTCCGAGCTGTTTAACAGAATTCCTCCTCAATATCAAGGAATGTTTTCAAAGAGCGTGAGAGATTTTTCTCAAATAAACAAAGGAATACGCCATTTCTCTTATACTCTTCAAGAATATCCATCCTTTCCTCAGGTGTTTCACATTCTTCCATCTTGATTGTTATGGTTATCCACGCCCTACGTATATATTCTGGATGTTTGTCTTCCTTACATTTATCCTCACAGTTCTCAATAATCTTTCTAGGATTAATCTTTTCTTCTCCATTCACTGTATTTATAAAGGCCTCGTAATACTGTTGGTGTTTTGTACTATATATGCTAAAGAGTTTACTATATAACACATCGCTAATTCTTTTTACATTTGCACGTACAATCTCTGTCCAGTTTATTTCGTAGATTTCTTCTTTATTCAAGGATATTACATAGGAAACGACCGGTTTATTTCCAAACTTAATTACATTATTTGAATCTGTTTCATTGCATAATATATAGGTATCAAGGAGGCTTTCCAGTAAAAACTCGTTAAAATTAAGTTCCGTAAACTGCGGCTTAATATATACATTATATACTCTACTTTCATCATATCCAATCATACTTTTTTCTTTCGTAAGGGAAAACTGTTTGGCTCTATCAATTCCAACTGGATGTGAGTATAGCCAATTAATTGTAGGATATCTTGTATCGAATTCATCAAGTAATCTATTTACATGTGCCAGACGGTCGTAGTGACCACATAAATATTCCTGATACTCCTTTTCTAACTCAGTCAGAGGTAAGGTTTGCCCTGGAAAATGGTTCTTGCACTCGCATGCATCGTGCCCTAATCCAGATGGATCAAATACCTTGGAATAAATGTCGATTATATTATAAAGGTCACTTATACTAACTGACTGATATACGCCATTCTGTGTACATTCTATCATGTAGTACAGTACAACACTTTCGAAGGGGCACAAGTAATTTATAGGCTTTTTACCAAGTGACTTTAATTCCTGCTGTACGCGCTGGATGACTGCGACTATAATCTTGAAGTATGCCGCATAGTCCTGATTATCACGTCTGGAGGTACATTCCAATACAGGTATATATTTTGCGGAAGTAGAGTCTTTTTTCTTATTGTTCTGCAATCTCTTATAATACTTCTTCCACTCTGTTGTAGGGTGAATTTGCGCATCCCTTATTCCATATAAAATTGCAAGAAACTGTTTTTTTGTATCTGATGGTACTGCACTTGCATGATTACAGCAATGAATTATGATGTTCATAAACATAGAGCCATATCGTATAGTATGATTTCCCATATCAATGATCAATTTCTTATTTGTAGTTTCTTCAGGTAGGACCGGGTCTGCCTTTGATATAAGATCAATAAAGAGTGATTCAAAGCAGGGGCCATCCTGCACGATTTTTTCTACGATCTTGGACATTTTAATTCTTTTCTTTAATACATCAAAGTCGGTTGAACCGACTGCAATATCGGTTTCTGCTGTCTTAATACGTCCATGTATATCATCATTATTATTCTCCAGACGAAAATACAAACGGTCCTTTTGACGTGTAATTGCAACATGTAGTAATGAATCATATATCAGGTTAATTGAACCCTGGCTAATTAGTTTCAGTGCCGATTCCGTTACACCAATAACAAATACAACTTCGCGGCCGTCACCCTTTGATGAGTGGATGGATACCATGCGAGTTGAGTGAGTAGACTCATTTGTATCAATAGAGCATCCATCTTCAGACTTATGGAATATTGCATATCTTCTATACACTCTTGTATCAATACTCTTCCAATAGGGGTGCACACCTTTTACACGTTCTATGTACTGATCTTTTTCCATTATATCTTTCCAGAATACATTTAATGCAATCTGTAGTGCATCCATAAGGGGGTTCTTTTTTGTAAAAGGTGTAACTATTAAAAAGTCTTCAGGTACACGATTATTCGTAGTAACCTCCCTCTCAAACAATGCAATAATTTCTGCAACAGCACACTGTAATATATCATTGTCCTCAGATGCGCTGGCGTAGACTGTCTTCCCCTGAAATACCGTTAATGATGCAGGATCGGCTGCACGTGGCTTGGCTGGAGTCATCGTTGGAAGCCCGTATTTCTCAAATGGAATCAAATCGTTTACAAATTTTACTAAGGTAGGATCCGAAAAGCGACGTACAATATTCGCCTTTTCTGCTTTAATCACCTTCATATGAAGACCTTCGGCACGATGTAAATAGGTTAGTGAGTTGTCCTTGAAAGATAGGCTCTGAAGGCTATCACCTACAACACACAGATTCGCATATTTAGAACGCACCACCTGCAGAAATGCGTCACCGTAAGATTCCATTAAATCCTGTGTTTCATCGATCATGATTAGCATTTCTTTGTTGAGAATGGGATTTACACCTGCATATTTCATCCTTCCTGCATACGCTGTCTTTATTGTCCCGTCGCGAATTAATTGAAGAATACCCGCAAATTTGTCGCTAATATTCTTTGACGACTCGCCATCGGTAAGTGCATATGTAAAACTGTCAACCGTTCCAAAAACTGCAATACATTCTATACCCGTGCGTATATTCGTGTACTTTCGTATATGTTGTTTCCCGCTACTTGATACCTCCTTTTCTAATCTATCGATATTCGTTAATAGTTTCTCCTTATGACTGCCTGTACCATAGTATTGATCATCAAATTCTTGAAGCATGACCTTGACCGCGGAATGCTGTTTCGTTATGAGTGCTATATATTTATAGTTGGAGATCTCTGGATCATTATTTAACTTTTGCATCATACCGTATGTCTTTCCACTTCCAGCACCCTCCTGCCTCAAATGTAGAAAACACTGGGGTGGCTCATCGGTCACCCATGGGTTTGTACCATCCTTCAACGATTCAATAAACTCTCCCTTTGGCACTGGTTCAGAAACATCAATTTGAAATGATTTTACAAGAGATGGCTTGACTTTGTATATGAATCCATCTATGTCATAGAATACTTCTTCGCATGATAAAAAACTCTCATAGAGCCAGTAAGATGACTGAAACTCAAGTACCAACCGTTTATCCAAGGGTTTTACCTTAATACATTTCTGCCCATCAATTACCCATGTGACACTGTGTCCATGGGCGCCATAATCCTTGTTGCGTTGAATAACTTCGCCACTCTCTATTTTACTGTGTTGAATCTCAATAATTCTCTTGTATTTAGGAATGACTATATCAGCTCGACGATTCTTTACCTGATTAACATTGTGTTTGAAGTCAATTTCAATATGTGTATCTGGAAAATTGGATTGCCACTCTCTATGCCACTCGGTCATAGGGGATCCCTCAAGATCGCCAGTATACCTATGGCGAAAATGCGATCTCCGTTGTACGGAATGATATACGTGCAGTTGGTGATTTCCAGGAATACATCTCGGCGAAGAATTGGGGTATTTACCGGCAAGGTAGTCAGTAACTGTAATCTCCTTGCCATCTACTTTGGCATAGGTCGATTCAAAGCCTATCTTGCAACGTTGCATATATATACTACACGGTGCTAGTTTAACCCAACCCTATAAATGATATAATAGTAAGTAGCATGCAGTAGAAAATAGCATTCTACACTAGAAATGGCGAGAGGATCTAACTCACTCAGCGGATTAATAAAGACTGGATTCGGCCTCTCAATTGGTCTTATGTTAGGTCAAATCATATTTATCTTGCTAGGATTAGCATTTTTCATACCCGGTTATATGCTCTACACGAAACATAAGAAGTCCTCCGATTCAACTAATAAGAATCTATCCATTGTACTCATGGCAATAGGAGTGATTATAATGGGTGGTCTCGGCTTCGGCTTTCTCCTCGATGCTATGGACTTTGGAGAATAAACGAGTGCAATCTTAAAAACTGTGTTCACTATATAAATGAAGGAAGTGTATATTATACTCCTGTCACTCCTTGTCATAATTTGGTGGATGGGTATTTGGTCATCGATTGACATAATTATAACAATGCACACAAAAAATAATGCACTGCACGCACTCTATATATATTCTTCTATGGCTATTCTTGTTCTTATCCTCTTTATTATGAATCCAAATGAGTTTAGGAATGTTATTACAATATAATACTAATTATGTATAATATAACTTTATAATCTCAAGAAGTTCTGTATTCTCTTCACGATGAATACGCATAATTTGTTCTTCTATGGTATCGATAAGGGTTTTTAATTTATCCTCGATATCAACTCCCTTTCCGTCAGGATTAAATCTAATAAATATCCATTTCCCGCTATGAATCATATATAAATCATCATACCTTATTTCTTCATCGGTTTGATCATATGTGACATGTCCATTTTCATCCGTTTCTATGGCTAGAATTGTGTTGCCAATTAGTTTTCGATGATCAATACGTCTACGATGAATACATTTGCAATTTCCTGTATATAATGGTACATCATGTATAAACCCTTCAAATGCTGTATTAATTGTATTCCGAACGTGTATTTCCTTAGTATGAGAATATATTATTTTACTTCGCGGATCATCTGGAAATATCCTTTTGAAACATGTTGCACAGTATCCATCATATTTTTTGGAACCACTTCGTGAATCTGGCCAATGAATGCAATGCGGACACCGTTCACCTCCTCCATGACTTCGACATTTACCATTTTTCTCTCGTGCACTCTTATTGCATCCAGATATATTACACCTCTCACCTCCCCCATGTGCAGAACATCTACCCCCCTTTTCCCTTGCACTTGTATTACACCCAGGCTCGGTACACCTTATTCCACCTCCATGCGACTTGCATTTGTCTGTTACTCCTTGAGCAATATTTATACACATAGATTCATTACATCTTTTTCCACCTCCATGTCTTGTACATTTTCCTAATTTTCCTTCTGCACTCTTTGTACATCCTGCTTCGCTACATCTTTTACCCCCTCCATGCCTTATACACTTTTCTGTATTACCATCTGCTGCCTTTGTACAGCCAATTTCGCTACATCGTTTTCCACCCCCATGCCCCCTACATTTATCTGTATTTCCTTTAGCACATTTTGTACATCCAGGCTCGCTACACCGCCTTCCACCACCGTGTTCTATACACATCGATGCTTTACCTAATGCACTCCTATTGCATGTAGGATGTATGCACCGTTTCCCACCTCCATGTGCAGAACATTTGTTACTTCTTTCTCTGGCACTCTTTGTACAGCCGGTTTCTATACATCTTTTATCACCTCCATGTGCCTTACATTTTCCAGACTTTCCACGAGCACCAGTAGAACATCCGGGTTCTGTACACGCCTTTCGCGGCATTACTAATATACGTAATAAATTATATACTATTATTTTTATATAGCCTCTAATCGCATGCAGCGGTAAAATTGAATAGCACGCCGGCCCTGACTGCTTGTCCTAGGATGTCTACCCCGCAAGCTCTTCTACGCATCGTCGCCGACGACGAGGACGTACCCCCCATGCCCTCTTCCCCTGCCCTTGTGACAGGCTACGCCCCTGACCGGTTCCAGCGATTCGCCATTGAGGCCATCGAGCTCGGCGAGAACGTCCTCGTGACGGCCAAGACGGGCTCAGGCAAGACGTTCGTGGGAGAGTACCAGATCGCCAAGAGTCTCCAACGCGGCGGTCGCGTCTTCTATACGACACCTATCAAGTCGCTGAGCAATCAGAAGTACCACGATCTCAAGCTGCTTTTCCCCAACAATACTGTCGGCATTATGACAGGCGATATCAAGTTCATCCCCAATGCCGACATTATTGTCATGACCACGGAGATTCTCCGTAACCTCCTCTTCAAGAAGGGCAGCCAGACCGAGGCCGTGGGTGCATCATCCCTGCTGAGCATCGACGGCGTCGATTCCGTCATCTTCGACGAGGTCCATTATATTAACGACAAGGACCGTGGCCATGTGTGGGAGGAGACACTCATCTTACTCCCTCCCACCATCCACCTCGTCCTCCTCTCAGCCACCTTATCCAAGCCCCAGCTGTTTGCGAACTGGCTCGCCAACCTCAAGCAGGTGCGTCTGTGGCTCATCAGTACCCAGTGGCGTGCCGTTCCACTTGAGCATTGCGTGATCCGCGACGGTGCCCCTCTGACCATATATACGCCCAAGGAGGTGTTCCATGCGGATGTGTACCGTGCATGGCTCGCTGAGCGAAAGGGCCAGGCGACAGCGTTGGACAAGTTCCGCCAGAAGGTGAAGGATGAGCGGCGTGTGGGAACGGAGGGACCTATTGCGGGCAAGATCCATACAAAGAGCTTTGACCACGTGCTCCACGAGACGCTGGCGTGGCTCAACACCCATGGCTCTCTGCCGGCCCTAGTGTTCGTGTTCTCACGAGCAAAGTGTGAGGCCCTGGCCTCCAAGGTTCCTCATACCTTCCTCGACTCCTCTGACTCGGCCGCCGTGGCCAATATCTGGGACTTCCACTTGTCACGCTACAAGTCGCTGCTAGAGAAGAGCCCGCAGATGCACACTCTCCGTGCCCTTGCTCTTCGTGGCATTGCCTTCCATCACAGTGGGCTGCTTCCGTTCCTAAAGGAGATTCTGGAAATCCTCTTTAGCAAGGGGTATGTGAAGCTGCTCTTCGCCACGGAGACGTTTGCCGTGGGCATTAACATGCCGACGAAGACGGTGATCTTCACGTCTCTGCAGAAGTATACGGACGGCTCCTTCCGTCCTCTCCTTTCCTCCGAATACATTCAAATGGCGGGGCGTGCAGGGCGTCGTGGCAAGGATGACAAGGGGCTCGTTCTCTATATCCCTGATAAGGAACCGCTCGACGTGTTTGAGGCCCAGAGCATGCTGACGGGCAAGGCCAGCAGTTTCCAGTCACGCCTCTCCTTCGACTACGACTTCATCCTCAAGGGTCTGAATGGGATGGTATCTATGGATGCGATGCTGAAGGATTCTTACTGGTGGACGTTGGAGGAGGAAGATAAGCGAGTTCTACGCGCTGATATTGAGGAGATATCGACAAAGCAGTCACGTCTGAATCTTTCCGCGGATGAACTGTCCGTCTGCTCCGCAAGAAAGGCTCTGTTAGACAGGATCGGAAACAGTCAAAATGCCAAAAAGAAGCTAGCCATGCGAGAATATGACGCATGGAAAGACGATCACAAAGAGTCTGTCTGGGCTCCGATCTTTGCCCGATACGATGAATACTCGGCTCTGGAGAGCAAGAAGGCACAATTGTGCAGCACCCACACCGCTTATCTATCGAATACCGAGGCACGATCCGCCATTCTGCCCGAAGTGGTTCAGCGTGTTCGGGTATTGGAGGTATTCGGATACGTAGATTCTGAGGGTTCTCTGACGGCAAATGGTCGTTTGGCGTCAGAATGCAATGAGGGTCATCCATTCTTACTGACCGAGTATATGCTGTACTTACATGATAAGATCTCTCTAGGCCAGTCACTCAGTCTCCCTGAGGTGTTGACGACGCTGGCCATCTTCCTGGGTGAGCCGAAGGATCTGGAGGAGAAGGTGAGGGCCACGGTGGATGGGGAGGCGGCGGCGCACTTGCACTTTATCAGCGAGACGGTGAAGAAGGGATTCATGGCGGAACGGCTGCAAGGCATCTGTTACACCGATTTCTGGGAGTTGCATGAGGACTGGCTGGAGCCGATGCAGGCGTGGTTGGCGGGTGAGGAGAGCATTGCGAGCCTGGCGCATAAGTACGGGCTGTTCGAGGGGGCAGTGCAGAAGGCCATTCTGAAGCTGGCGGCTTTGCTGGAGGAGCTACAATCGTTGGCAACGCTGCACACGAGTGTGGATCTTCTGAAGTTCCTGGAGGAGGGCAGGATGCTGATTCTGCGTGACACGATTCTGGCGGAGAGTCTGTATTTGCGGATTTAATGGGTGGTAATGATTTAATATTTGACCCTATAAGAATGTATAGCCCCTCGATCTACGCTCATATATTTGGTGGAGCAGTGTTAGTTAGCAGTATACTTTACCTGGTCTTGCATGTGTCAAAGGTTGTGTCGAGAGACCCGTATCAGATACTGGTTCTGATGCTCCTATTTTCTATTGCGATTGGTATCCACGGCCTCTCGCACGCTGGCTTAGAGTATGTCTATAACTACAATCCTCTTAGTATAGTAACTCAAAAGGATCAGAACCGTGCACACACGTAGAAAAATATGGTGTTCACGAAAATGATGGTCATGAGAGCGGCCATACAGGTATTCGTATCATTCATATCATCCTTTTTTACAATGGCATAGGTTTCCTTCATAAACTCGAAATCATCGAATAAACCCTGTAACTCGAGATATGGTAGAACAGTTCCACGTATATTTACATACTCTTTCATATCCACTTTACATAGAATAATGCGGAGCTCTTCCCCTGTGAGAGACTTTATGATGCCTATTTTTTCTGGCATTGTATCGTGGTTCCGCTCGTTAATTGTATCTAAGAAGTCCATACTTTCTTCAGCCCCTGCATTACCGGCAGAGGATTCGCCTTCCGTAAGGCAATTAATCTCGGGGCGGGATATTTCTGCCTCTGCTGAGTCAGCTGCCACCGACTCGGTGGTTGAATCCGTGACTGTACAGTCAGTTGAACCTGTTCCTGCAGAGCCCGTTGACTCAGTGCCTGTAGAGTCAGTGCCTGTAGAGCCTGTAGAGTCAGTTACTGCAGAGTCTGTAGGCCCTGTAGAGTCAGTAGCCGTTGAGCCTGTGGGTCCTGTAGAGTCAGTGCCTGTAGAGTCAGTGCCTGTAGAGTCAGTGCCTGTAGAGTCAGTGATGGTTGACTCAGTGCCTGTAGAGTCAGTCGTGGTTGACTCAGTGCCCGTTGAGCCTGTAGGCCCCGTAGAGTCAGCGCCTGTAGAGTCAGCGCCTGTAGAGTCAGCGCCCGTTGAGCCTGTAGGCCCTGTAGAGTCAGCGCCTGTAGAGTCAGCGCCTGTAGAGTCAGCGCCTGTAGAGTCCGAGCCTGTAGAGTCAGTGCCCGTTGAGCCTGTAGGCCCCGTAGAGTCAGTGCCCGTTGAGCCTGTAGGC